TCAATTCAAAACTTTATACCGTCTCCGATCAAGCAGCGCATTGGCGTCAATCTTGAAAGCAGATCTGGCCAAGTTTAGCACCTTCTTCTGCTTCCCTATATAGTAGTCCAGAGCGATGACAATTTTGACTGAACGTGAATCGGTCAAACTTGGCAGAACATACAGTACCTTTCCCGTATCATTATCATACAAAACGGTAGGATCAGACGCCAACGCAATCGGGATCGACTTCCATTCATCGTCGCTCAATGCATCTCCATCTGAAGTATGACGATCAGCCTTTTTGCCGGTCAGTAACCTATCTTCTATAAAAATCTCAGCTGTCAGCGGACTTTTCCCGATCTCATCCAGCCCTGCCAACACTTTGGAGCTTATCCAGCCAGCCAATTGGCTATGATTACGTGATTGATTGACGCTGAAGACATCGTCGACCCACTTTGAAAATTGAACCGACAGTTCCGACCGTAAAACCGGCTGCAAATGCTCCATCATCGCGGAGCCGATAGGCGAGCTTAGATTGATGAGTTTTGGAGTTATTAACTCATTCAAATCAGCGGAAACGCTAGCTCCTGGCGGATAATCCCAGCCATAATCGATACCTTTCGGTACCGTTTGCACCTCGCCGTGACGATCAATAAACTCATAGGTGCCGTCATCCGGCGCCTTTTGCCCGGTATATTGATCCGCGCGTACCGCTGTTACCCGGCAGCGGCAGCCCCAGCCGTTCGGGGGAAAATGCGTCTTCCACCAGAGATCGTCATGCCGCAAGACCAGACCGTTCCAACTCAAATGCAAGGGGCGTGGATGCATAACCGTATCGTTGTGGATGTACTTCCAATAAGGTCGATTTTTTAGCATCGACGGACTAGTCAATTGCGCGTAACGTCCAGCAGCATAGCTCGCAGAAAGATTGGTTCGATAAATGATGCGCGTGCGCCAGTCGCGGCCTTCGGCAGTATCCTCACCGGTCCAGCCATGCCAGCCATTTTTTTTGACGATATTAGCAAACTCCTGCCGGAACCATCCGATCGACTTGCCTTCGGCGATCGAGCGGTCCACAGCCTGGCGTAGATCGTTGAGCAGATCAGCTTTAGCCGCGCCGGCGACGACGAAGGCGCGATCGTGCGCGCTTTTGATGATGTCATCGTAATGCTGGGTCGGTAGATTCAGCTTTTGCCGAATATAATCGATCTGTTCTGGAAACGGCAACGCGAACGGACCGTTACCGCGTGCGTTGAAACCGATATTATCAGGCCCTATAGTCAGTGACATTTAGTCGCCGTTCTGCACGTCGAAACGCCCGGCCAGATCGGCTGCGGCAAATGCCAGCGCCATCACATTCGTCATGTCTTCGTTCGGCAGAGCGCCATAGGCGTTCAGTAGCATGTCACGCAACTGCTCCAGTGACTCAGCCGAATCCACCATCGCCATGATCTTGTCCATCAAGGTGCGTCCCGGCGTGGCAATATCCTGCGCTAACCTGTCCACCATCAATTCCGGCGGCGTCAACGCCTCGCCTTCAGCAAACCTGGCCTGCTGGCCGGCATTATCCCGCCGGCCAGGAGGGACGGTTTGCGGCTTAGCCGCTTCGGTGGTGGGTATAGGATTGTCGGCGGACAAATCCACCGGCTCAAATTCGCCATCGTACGTATCGGCGATATATTTCAGCGTGGGCTTGTAGCCCATGTCGAAAATAAGCTTGTCGCGTTCTGCTCTAGCCTTAAGATCCTCAGCTTCTTCCACTTCACGCCAGACTCGTGGCGGCGCGGCACCGGGGAAATTCCAGTCGGTTAGCCATTTGACGACCGACAAGTTGAATGATGAGCAGATCAGATCCGCATCGGCCTGGATCAAATCGCCGCGCACTTCCGAAGCCATATCCTCGCCGCCCAAACGGCCAGGGGTCGAATCCGATGAACCGGTATGCCCGAGCACGACCTTGCTGATCGCCGCGTTCATGCGGTCGTACAGCGCCGTATAATCGGCCGAGCCGGAGCGCGCCGCTTCCAGCAGTTCGATCTGCATTGTGTCCGGAATACGGATACCGCTATCTACCTGTACCGCGTACAGCGCCTGCAATAGCCTGGACTTCTCATCGGCGCTGGCCGATGGCGGATATTTTCCGACAGCGGTCGGCATGCCGAATTTCTCCAGGAAGATCAGCCAGAACTTGATGCCATTACGCTTGAAAAACGTCGGCCAATACAGCCAGTGCGCCAAACCAAGGCCGTACGGATCATCATCGTCATCGGCACCGGTCGAAAACGCCCAAAATTTGCGCGCCGGCAATTCCTCGCCGTACGGCGTTTTCGATGTTAAGAGGCGTAGCGAGCCGTCCGGCGCGAAACCGAAACGGCGCTGTTTCTTCACTTTGATATCAGCCAATGCGATAAACTGACCGTCGCGTGCCCACAGACACTCGGCCACCGAATACCCCCAAAACAGGCCTGACAGCATCTTTTCGGTCAGTCGATCGAACGGGATATTGTCGAGTTGTTCCTTGACGAAGGCCGCCGCCGCCTTATCCGTGCGTTTTGTCCCCCCAGGCTCAACCGTCCATTCCTTGCTGGACAGTGCTAGTTTGCGCTGTTGCAGCACGGTCGCGACCTGATCATCCCGCCGGACCTCGTCATAGACGCGCAGATCCACGCCGCGCATCAACTGGATACTGTCTGTTGGAGGGAGTAATTGCAGCGTATCTACAAACCCGCGCGTGATGTCCCTTCCATCGGCTGTCGTCGCTACTTCCTCGAAAATCGGCTTGGCTGGCCGCTCCTCGGCGAAACTCGCCGGAATCAATACGCCGTTTTGCACCTTATAGGTCATACATACCCGTGAAAATCGTTGATACCGGCGACCCGATCGCCATCGGCATGGATAGAAACCGCATCCTGTATCACCCGGCGTTTGCCGGTCGATTCGAACTCTATCAATGACGGTGGATTAGATGCCGCATGAATCGCCAAAAAGCAGGCCCACGCCCGGTCGGCGTGGCCTGCACTGTCGGAGTCCGCGACAAAGCGCGGGCTTCCGGTTGCCGAGACTTCTTTTTTCAGCTTATGCAAATCATTTCTAAGTTCGGCGACTCCCGCGGGGATGCGTAGCCGACGGTCCTCGAACGTCTCCTTGCCTGTTGTCGCCAATAAGAGCTTATTCGGGCCGGTAAAAAGCACGCCCTCGACGCGGCTTGTGCCATAACGTCTTTGAGCATCTTCAACCGGCTTTTCGCCCATTCCTGTCTGGTCCATGCAGCAGCGCAAAACACGATATCGCGCAAATACATCGGCCAGAAGAGCATCCTGCTCAGCAAAACTAATACGGCGCTTAGCCACAATTTCACGTGTCCAGAGAACATCACCAATCACCTCAAAAATCCAAATTACAAACAAATCGTTCCGAGCCGCGATATCGACTCCCACGAAAACCGGTCCGCCGGTGTAATGCTCCGGAACGCCCGCATGATCGTGCTCGACGCTATTGATCAACTCAAACGACAACCAGGCCGAAGCCTCATCGAGCCATTTCAGCTCGAATTCCTGCGCCCAGGCGTCCTCGTCGTTCAACGCCTGGCGCATTTTCTCCACATCGCGCGGCAAGCCGTCCGCCACCGCCTGATAAATATCGACGGTATGGCGCGACCAGGCGCTGTCTTCGCTGGTGCAGAGGTCATAAAACTTGTTGCCCTTGCCGTTGGGCGTACTGGTCACGCGCAGCTTGAAGCCGGCGGAAATGACCGGAAACAGCGCGGTCCAGATCTTGCGGCTGTCGGCATGGAAGGCGAACTCGTCCAGGAAGACGTTCGCCGAGAAGCCGCGCGCGGTGTCCGGATTGGCCGGCAGCGCGGTGATCTTGTTCAGCTTGCTGAGAACCACCTGCAGCGCCTTGCGCTTGAGGCCCGAGTCCTCGTCGTACCACTCCAGCTCCTCCACCCCATAGCTCGATGCGGCGCGGCCGTAGGCTTCCAGATGGCGGAATACGCCTTCTTCCATCGCCTCCCGCGCCTGTCGTTCTCCCCGCGACAGGATCACCCAGGGCGAACGTCGCCCGGCGGCCTCGGCTTGCAGGGCGTCGTCTACCAGTTCCAGCGTGGTCGTAAAGGTCTTGCCGGTCTGCCGGGCAAAGCGGCCGAGCTTGAAGCGGCTGTTGTCCTTCAGCCAGGTCTTCTGATAAAGATAAAGGTCGAGGGCGGTCATTTGAATGGAGCTATTGTTTCGTTATAGTCTGCAATCGCGTGTTTTACTGCCTTGACTACGCCCTCACAGATTCCAAACAATATGTAAGTCGGTAATGCAAATAATGCTCCAACGATGGCGCCGATTAGTGCATAGGCCTTCAACTCAAACGAGGCCATAAACTTCCCTCCGCACAGCCGCCAACGTGTCCGCATCCAGCTTTTTCGGCCCGCTCTGCGTCTCGCCGGCCTGCGTTTCCAACTTACTGAACGCCTTGTCAAGCTTGTCCTTGATGTCGGCCTGCCACTTCTTCTGCAACACGCTCGCCTTGGTCATATCCAGCACCGAACGCGCGGCTTCTTTCAGCAATCCTACCCGCTCGCCGGGCTCGGCCTCGTCCAGATCCTGCAATGTCACCATCACGTCGAACAGCTCGCTCTGCACCATCGAAATCACCGCGGCCGAGCGCAGATCCGCATCGTCCGGCGCGGCTTCCGCGATCAGCTTGGCGGCCTCTGTACTATTGCGCACAGCCTGCAGGCGGCGCTGCAACTTGCTGCCGTGCCGATAGGCGGCGCTGCGCGAAAGCTCCAGGCCGTTGGCCTTCAGCCAGTCGACCAGGCCGTCATAATCCTTGAAGTTACGCCGGATCAGCTCGCCCTCGAATGCGGCGCGCTGCTCCGGCGTAAAGTCGTCGATCGGCGACGGTCTAGGCACCGGATTTCTCCTGTGTTAGCTCCTTGAGCATATCCTTCCTGACCTGCGTCGATCTGTTCAGCAGCGCTTGCCATATGGCTTGCTGCTTTGGCGTCATTGTCTCTTTTAAATAGCTATCGAGAAAACCGGCCATGCCTTCGACATTCTTATCGATATCGCTCGCCACCATGACGTGCGCGAACACATCGATGATCTCTTTCTGCGGCGCTGACAGCGTGACCTTACGCGTCATGGTATTTCTCCGGCCGCGCAATACCCGGCTCGACCGGTACCGTGTACTCGACCACGTCGATGCCGTAGCGGTCCAGCTTGCACTTCCAGCGGCCGTCCGGCTGCTTGTCGATCATGATCAGGTCGCGCTCGTGCAGATAATCCAGCTCGCGGCGGACTTCCTGCTGCGTCGAATCCGGGTATTCCGATTGCACCACCGAGAGGGGGATCTTTTCGTAGGCGCCTTCGGGGCGGGCGTTGTTCAGAGTCAGCAAGATCATCCAGCGAATCGTTTCGCGGCGGATCTTTTGCATGTCAGCCATCGTGGGTTCCTTTTAAAAATGCGTTTTCAAGTCGTATCGCCAGGCCGTCGATCTTTGCCTCGATCACGGTCTGATTGCGCACATAATCCTCGCGCCGCACGTAATGCAGCGGCAGGTCGGCCTTCAGCGTCAGCACGTCGCGCTCGACGCGCCGCCATTCCTGTTCGTTGTCGCTGGCGGCCTGTTCCAGCGCGGCAAACTTGTTGTCCCAGTGCCGGCTCGCCTCGATGCGCGCGGCCTCCATCGCCTGGAATCGCTCGTCGAGCCGCGCCATCACCTGCTTGATCAGCACCTTGCCGACCGCCCACAGCGCCCCGACAAAGGTCGTCATGATCGCGCCGGCGGCGACGAAAAGAGGCCAAAATTCCAACACAGTGCTCATCGGCTGACCTCTTTTTCCCAATCGTCCCGGCATTCAGTGCCGCACCAGCGCATGCCGACAGCCAGCGGCTCTCCGCAAAACAGGCATTCGCCGATCGCGATCGCCTCGGGCGTGTCGCGGTGCATGTGCTCACGCTGCACCCGTTGTTGTATTTCGATCTCCAGATCGGCGCGGTCGGCGATGTCCATAATTGCCCATTTTATGCATCATGCAGTTTTTGTTTGAGCAAATAGCCTTCAAGCGCCCAGATCTTATTTCTGGCGTTCTCTCGGGCAATTTTGCGGCCTATTTCAACATCAAAGTTGTCAGGCGATGCAGCAGCACTTTCGCCGGTAACGGTAAACCCATTGCGCAACGTCAGGCAGCAAACGGTCAGGGGCGTGCCGGGGAAAACGTGATAGTCTTCTCCAGCAATGACTGCATCAATAGAGGCAGGTGTCAGCCGAGGGGCATTCAGGTTTTTAGCCTGGATTTCTTGCTCAATTTCTTTTTCTAAGCTCACTTTTGTTGATCCTCATTCAGTGCTGTATCGACGGCTTGAGCTGATGTTTCCGCCAATTTTGCCGCATCGACGACTTCCTTGTTGCCGGTCGCCGCACCCACGGCTTGAGCGGCGGGTGCCAGCGTCTTTACGGCGCCGGTCGCGAACTTGAGCAGCGATTTCAGCCACTCGCCAATTTTTTGCAGAGTCATAAATAGATCACTCCCAATCCCATAACCAAAAACGCCACCATCGCCCAGCAATAGCTATCAAAGCGGCTGCCGCGATAGTCCGCCAGTAAATACACCGTCAGCCGGTGCTGAATTTTCAAAAGCCAATCAGTAAACACACGTCACTCCCGGCTGAAAGTTGTATAGATAAAGCGGCCGCATCATCTCGCCTTGGTATGCCAGCGTTAACCGACACGGACTCGCGCAGCCGGTTAACATGATTAGGCATGCAGCTGACCATGCCCTTATTTTGGCGGCCATGCTTCCAAAATGGCTTCGCGAGTCCCCGTATATTCGCGCAGCAGCTTTTCGCAGCCTGCATTGCAAGACAGCAAATCGCCTTCGTAAATGCTCATCTTGATGTCCTTGGCCAGCGGCGCCGGCGCGGGGATCTGCACACATGAGGATGCGATCTCACTTACGGTCGGGCCGCCATAAAAACAACCATTAATGTTCGCTATTGCGATGCACCAGATCAGCCAGAGCATCAGTTTTTGCCTTTTCATAGATTTCTGCTATTGCCGCTTGCTGGGCTTTTGATGCTTTTTCGACCTTGTGACCAACACCTAAAAAGCCGATGCCCAAATTGATGAAATAGAACACTTGGTCGCCGCCATGCAGCCCAAGAAAATAACCGCCTATGCCGTAAATAAAGGCCAGTGCCACGGCCGCCCAGGTTTTCCAGCCGCTCATTGTTTATCGCCTCGGGCCAATGATTCACAAGTGCTGTCGAACGCCCAGCCGTACTCGCTGTTCCACGATGCGAAATTTCCCGGCACGGCATTCCGCGCCGCGATCAGGCTGACCGTGGTCGCGCAGTCCTTCTTCAGCTCTTCCAGGAAGGGCTTGCCGGGCTCGGGGCCGCAATGGCGATCCCATGCCGCCTCGCCAGCCTCGTATTGCAAGCGGCTGCGATCGCAGGGCGTTTCGGCCTGTGCCGATGCGCAAATCGTCCAAAGTGAGAGCGCAACGATCCACGCCAATACGCAGTTAATAACCTTCATTTTCATGATGCCTCCGGAGTCAAAAACAAAGCCCGCTCAGCCGCGCGCCGCGCGACCAAGCCATCCAGCACGACTTTCTTGCCGTCCACCGTGCCGTATTTCCAGCGCGCAAACTCGGCCGCCGCGCCGTCGAAATCGCCGGCGTGCAGCTTCTTGCGCAGGGTGGATTCGGCATAGTTGCCCTGGCCGATGTTAAAGACGAACGAGCCCAGGGCGTCGAATTGGTTTTTAGAGAGCCTGACCGGCGTCACCGAACGTAAGAACAGCGCGGTCTGGTTGGCGTCGCGGTCGAGCAGGTCGTCCGCCTTAGCCTGGCTGATGCGCAGGTTTTGCGATTCACGGGTCACGCGGCGCCGGCTTTGGCATTCGTCTATGATCCGTTTCAGCGTGTCCGGCTCGATGCCGAATAGACTGGCATCCCGCTTGGGTACCAGCACATGACCCCAGCCTACCGTCAGCTTGTTCGAAGGGCACAAATACGGCGACAGCCGCAGCTGCTCATAGGTCTTGATGATATCCAGCCCGGAAGGGCCGATCGTATGCGGGTTGTTAGGGTTCACATGCAGCGCTCCGGACGGGTAGCGGTAAATAACGAAGTCCGGAGTAGTTTATCGGGGGCGGGTCGTGCGGATAATCCGAAGGCTTTCGGACTAGGCGGTTTAAGTAGGGGCGCGCCCTATATCAGATTCTCGGCGCCTTCCAGTTCGGATCGGCTTCCAGCTCGGCCTGGGTGTACCAGAACCATTGCGATACAAACTCGCGGCGATCAGACGCCATCCAGGATTTTAATCGGTAATATTCGACGACATGCCAGTTCATCATGGCATCCCGAACAGATCGAACTGGTCCGCTTTAGTCTCCTCGTTGCCGAGAATGGCCGAAATCTGGCGATCGGTCATGCCATAGCGCCGGGCTAGCGTGAACAGCGTCGCCCCGGCCCGGCGTTCCTCGCGGATCTTCTGGTTGCGGAGGGTGCGCAGCGCCGCGGCGGCGCGGGGGACTTTGATGATCTCGCCTGCAAAGGCGTCGCAGAACTTCTGCGCCCGTTCGACGCCCAGCCAAATGACCAGGTTATGCATCGCGTCCAAATTTTCGGGTTTAATGACGAGGATGGTGCCGCCGCCTGCGTGTTCGAGCAGCAGCATCGCGGTATCGTTGCCGCAGTATTCGGCGATCTCGCGCAGTTTGGAGGGTAACAGGTGAAGGGGGAGGTCAATCATGGGCGGGGGCCGTTGAATAAGACCCCCGCATTTTATCAAACTAAGGGCTAGTTATTAGGATAGGCTTTATTTTGGCGTATGGCCGCCAGGCCATACGATCCAAATGGTGATAAACGGCAAGATGTTAACGCAGAGGCGGCGGTTGTAGGCCGACCCATACACTGCTCCAACGCCATAAAACACCCATTTTCATTAGGCTGACGCCTTGGGCATCTCGACGCGCTGCTGCCAACGCTTCAGCACATCGATCACCCCGCTGGCCTGCTTCTCGCTGAGCCATTGCAGCGCCTCGATGCCGGTCTGCCGCTTGACGTAGGCGTTCAAAGACGCCTCGGACGGATCGCGCACCGCGCCGATACCGTGCAGATGTAGCCACAGAGCGCGGATCTTCTTCGACTGCGCATCGCCGGCCAATGGGCGGTTGCTGGTATCGGCCTTGGCCTTGACCTTGAAGCCGGCCCGCTTCATCGTCTCGACCGCCTGCGTCAGCTTGCCGATGTCCAGCGTGGTCGCCGAATACCGGCCGTCGGCGTTCTTGGTCGCGCCCTGCATCGGTAGCCAGATGCCATAATAGAATTCATCGTCATAGCCGAGCTGCTGTTTGCCGACCTGGAGCAGCTTGTATAGGCGATTGCGGTTGTCGGTTTGTTTTTTTGCGTCCATTAACCCTCCTGTAATAGGCCGTCAATAGCCGCGTCAAGATCGCAACCAACCCAACAACCGCCGTCTTCATTGTCGTAACCGACAAACAATGGGCCCTCTTCATTTTCAATTCTAAGCCGGCGGTATCTCGTCGCATCCAGTTTGTCTGCATGACAGTCGGCCATGAACTGGCGCAGCCTTGCCTCGTCTGCCTCTTTCACGGAAAATCCGAGCGGTTCTTTGCCGTCACAAAGGTCGATCATTACCCAAACCATCACAGCCCCGCAATATCAAGGCTAATGCGCACGTACTTATCTTCGTTGCCGACCCGCTCGTACAGCGACAAATACTCCTTGCTGTGCGATGCCTGCATGCTGTCCCGAATCGCATCCATCGCCGCCAGCCATTTCGGGTCGTCGATCTTCAGTTTGAACAGGCTGATCACGCGGCCCTTGTTGATGTTACCCTCCTTGTCGGTCTGGAAGGCATGCTCCAGCAGCGCGCGGATTTCGCCTCGGCTGCCCTGCGCCCATTCGTGAATCAGTTCGTCGATCAATTGCTTGGCGACCTGGAGGCGCTCGTCGAAGGCGATGTTCGCCTGGTTCTTGATCTGCACCCGGTACTTGCCGTCGAAGCTGGTCAGCGTCACGTTGCCCTTGGCGCCGCCGATCTGCGTGTCGTATTCGGCGGCGGACAGGTCAATGAAGGCGTCGATCTCGGTTAGCGTGCGGTCCTTAAAGTCGCGCATCGCGGCTTGCAGGTGGCGGCTGTTCTTGATGATCTTGTCCACCAGCTCGTCTCTGATCAGGTCGATTTCGTCGATCTGCTCGACGGGCACCAGGTGCCCGAGCGCGTTGCGCTTGTACTGGGTGTTGATCGGTTGTTCTACTACATCACTCATGTGTTGCCTCTTGGGGTTGGTTACGTTCAATTTCTTTCTGTTGCGCCATCGCGGTCAGCTCCGCAAAACTGATCGACGGCTCCTGGCCTTTCAGCGCGGCTTTCATGCCGGCCAGATGCTGGCCGACATCCTTCATGCCGCCGCTGCGCTGTTCCTGTTCACGCGCCGGCGGCTGCCGGCGTTGCTGCTCGACCTTGGCTTCCAGCTTGGCCTCGGCGGTCGCCGCCTGGCTGATCAATATCTCGAACAGGTAGCCGTGGTTTTTCAGCGGCACGGTCAGCGGCTTGTCTCTGTGCCGGATCATGATCTCCTTCAGCCCGGCCGCCCAGACGAACTGCGCGATATTATGGTCCTTGCCGTTGCGGCTGATGCGCTCGGCCAGGATCATCGGCAGCAGTTCGGCCAGGATGTCGGCGACCCGATCGAGGGTCAACTGCCGCTTTTGCGGGCGAAACAGGGTCAGGTACTGGATGATCAGTTTGCCGAGCGGCGCAGGCAGATTCAGCGCCATCTGTACCGCGTCGCGGGCGCCGTCGTGGGCGACGATAATGTCCAGGCTCATCAGGGCGCCGCAGGATGGGCATGCCAGCTTCATTTGCGCCCCCTGTGCGGCAGTTTGCGCAGGCACCAATCCGTCCCGCCGGGCGCATCGAAAGGGCAGGTGCATTCGGGATAAAAACAATACTTTGGCTCTTTTCTTTCCGCGCTTTTCCACTCGGCCGCCGCTATCTGCTTGGCCGCTGCTTTAAGATCCACCGCCGCCATCCGCTCGGCTATAGTCCCCCGCCGGCTGAGCGGAGCCGAAGCCCTGATCATCTCCCGCAGCAACTGAGCCATCATCAGGCCTATGCCGATCAGTCCGATCGCGCCAATGCCAACGGCCAGCAAACCTTGCGCTGCGTTATGCGACATGCACACCTCGCGTTTTCCATTTGACCGGCGGATGATAGTCGTGGAACGCCTCGACATAGCAGGCGCCGCGGCGCTCGACGGTATGCGTGCGTTCGAAGCGGTTGTCGGCGGCTTCTTGCAGCGCATATTCGTTCATCGTGTCGAACACCTGGCCCGCCGCCCGCTGCCGTGGCAGCAGCGCATGTTCGGCGACCAGGCCGATCGAATCGCGCTGCTGCTCGTCCATCAACTGCGCGCCGAGCAGCACAAAGGCCGGCCCGTTTTGCAGGTAGGCCAGCAGCGTGACGTTGGCGCCTTCGCGGCGGTTTCCCAGCAGGTGCCGATTGGAGAAATAAATGTGTATCGAACGTTCGTTCTGCTCCGGCGCGGTCATGAATAGGTCGAACGAGAGCGCATGCCGGCTACGCACCCGATACATGGCTTCTAGTCGGCAAAACAATTCGCCGAAACGCTCTACCTCTTGATCTGAATAGTTCATTGCCAATCCCCCTGTATTCTGATTTGTTTGGTGTTTTTAACGCCGTTCCGCCGAGCCCGCTCGATGCGGCGCTGGCGATCGGTTTGTGCATGGGGCGCGTCGAACGCCCCGGTAATGAATTTCAGTGCAGTTTCGTTGTCCAGCCGGTCCGGTCCTATATTGCGTCCTGCCAGATCCTTTTTGCGGTTCTTATCCAATTCCAACCAAGACACAATATCCGCGCGTCGCCACAGCATCCGCGGTCCGCCGGCGCCGGTGCGGCCATTCAGCGGTTTGGGAAAGCTGCGATCGTCGCGAATTTTCATGTGGGTAAAGCCCGGCGTTTTTTTGCCACACAATTCAGCGACCTGGTCGGCATTGATAAACTCTGGAAGACTTTTTTTCGCATCACCGGTCGCATCGATCTGGTTAGCCATTACGCCTCCCGAATCAAATCCGCCGAAACCTTCGGAAAACCCAGCCCCGCCGCCTGATTCAGCGCGGCCGTGACCAGGTTGTTCACCATCAAGGGGTACATCAGGCTGATCGTGCCCCGGTCGTTCTTGCCGCCCTTGCTGAAGATCAGCCGGGCGCGCAGACCGTCCAGCGCCCCGGCCTCGAATACCTCGTCGAATGCCTTGCCGACGCGGTCGAACTTGAACTTCAGGTAGCCGTCCAGGTGGCTGTCCAGCGGCGCCAGTTCCACCAGCTCGCATCGCTGCACGACTTCGCGCACTTCCGGCGCCCGCTCGCTGAGCTTGGTCTTCAGCTCGGTCTGGCCGATCAGGATGATCGACAGCAGCTTCTTGAAGCCGTCCTCCAGTTCGAAGAAGCGCTTCAAATGCTTCAGCGTCGGCACGCTCAGGCCGTGCGCCTCTTCGATGATCAGGCAATGCACGAAGCCGGCCTTGCGGCTGTCCTTCAGCAGTCGGTGCAACTGGCGGCCTTTCGCCTCCATCGTCTGCCGCGGCTTTTCCAAGGGGCTCAGCGCATGGATCATCGAGTCGGCGATCGATCCGGCCTTCAGCGTCTTACCTTTCATATCGTTGTCCTCCATGCCGAGGACATAGGGTTCCATGATCACGATCGGCGCGTCTTCGCGGGCGATGCGGTCGATCAGGTCGCGGCGCAGCGTGCTTTTGCCGCTGCCGGACTCGCCGGCCACCGCGATAAAGCCGCCCAGCTTTGCGGTGCTCCACATCGCTTCCCGCACATAGCGGCTGTCCGGCGTCACGAACACGTCGCCGGCTTCGGTCACGTCGTTGTCGAACGGATCGCGGAACAAGCCGAAATGTTTTCTCGCTTGTGGACTTAAGGTTTGTTTTCGTAATAGCATATCAATGCCCTCCTGGGCGTTAGTGTTGTTTTCCGCGTCCTCTGCAACCGGCGCGGGTTCGAAGTGCGCGGCCGAAACCGCGATGCCCTTGGCCGTCAATACCGCCGCAATCGATGCCTGCAACGCATCGCGCGGGGGATTGGTCGGCCAAATGCCTTTATTCAACAGCTGTGCGATCGTTGCCGGGCTCAGCTTCACCTTGCGCGCCAGGCGCGCCTGGCTAAGTCCGTGTTTCTGCAACAGCGCTTTCAATGGCAGCATCTGGTATCCCCTTGCGGTTGCAAGGCCTTATTTGCACCAGCTGCAAACTCCATCATCACGTCAGCCATCACGCTGGAGAGAGTTTGCGCCTTCGGGTCTTCATTGATCTTCACAGCCTTTATGCATCTGATATCGACGCCGCCATTTTTGGCATCCTCGATTATGATGATGTGCTTAGCCATGGCCTACCTCTTCGCCGCAGATATCCGCCTCGATCTTGGCCAGCAGGTCACCGTCGTACTTGACCATATGGACCCTGATGTTTTTGTGGAACAGGGCCTTGCGGGCAAAGCGGCGGTACAGGGCCAGCAGTTCGGCATCGGTCTTGCCCGCTTCGGCTGTCGTCGATGGGAAAACTGTTTTGGGTTTCAGGTATCTCGTAAAAAAACTCAGCATTCAAAATTCCTCGGGGTTAAAAATTACTTGTTTTGGCTTAATCCGAAATTCAAACGTCACGCCAAATAACTCGATGTCCATCGTCGGCTCTTCGCCTGCTCTCAGAAGGTTCGTAAGGTTATTGACGCAGTCAGCAAGAAAATCTTTAGCCGGTTGGTTTACGCTAAATGGCATCATCTAAACTGCCTTCAAATGTGCCCGCCCGGCCGCCGTGCGTCCTGCACGGAGGTCAGCAAGCACCTCTTCTAGTTCCGGCTCGGTCGCACCATCCGGAAACCGGCGTTCCAAGTCAGCCCGTATTTCTGGCCGAAACTCACTCTGCAAATGCCCACGCAGCCAGACCATCATTTGCACAATGTTCTTGCGCTTTTGCTCGGTCTCCGACGCACGCAATGCCAGATCCTGCGCCTTCGGCAGCAAGCGTTCAGGCAGCTCGCCTTGTCCCAGGTGCGAATGAGCGACCATGCCCTTGCCGTCGTTAAACTGCTGAAACGGCCGCACGTTCTTGCGCAGCAGCGCCTCCGCCTCGTCCAGGTTCACATCGCCGTAAGCGGTGCGGGCGATGTCCTTGGCTGCCTGCTCGGCCACCGTTAGCGGTGCGGCGCGGTGTTCCTCGCCGATTAGCGCGGCGCTTTGCAGCTGACCGAATTCGGTAAACTCGGTCTCCGGCATGACCTCAACCAACAGCGGTTCCTGGCCTAACCGCTCGATCTCCACGCGCACCGCGCCGTCGGCCAGCAGCATCGGCATCACCTTGACCTTGTCGCGTTGGCTGTAAAATTCCGCCCATTGCGTCAGGTCGTACACCCGGCTCTTGCCTATTTCCGGGTGCACAAAGGTAATCAGGCCGTCGCGCACCTGCCGCGATGCTTCTTGGCCCGTCAAATACCAGGCGCATACCTTGCGCTCCGGCATCTTCACCAACGCGTCCGGATAACGCAGAATCAACTGCCACAAATCATCACGCACATGCTTCTCGCCATCGTGCCGACGCACCCGGCAATCCACATGCTTGATCATGTTGGCGTTGTAGTCGCGCACCCAACGCTCGGCGGCCTCGTTCAGCTCTTCCACGCTGCTGACCGGTTGTTCGCGCAGCCGCGATTCAAAGTGCATTTCCACGATGTGGTTAGCCTTTTCCACGCCGCCCTTGACCCAGGCGTGGTGGGTGGCGTGGGTTTCGTGTACTACGCCCAAGGCGTCCAACAGGCGCACGATGCCGCTGCTGGTATTGGCGCTGCCTTTGTCCCACAACAGCCGCTTGGGTAAGCCGTGCGACAGGCGCTGCGGCTGCTCGCCCCAGGTGTGCAGCAAAAAATCGAACAGGCTGGCCTGGTTCTCGCCGGCGGCTTGGTAATACTTCACGTCGATCGATGCCGAGGCATGGTCATAGCGTGTATAGCGCCATACCTTCAGCTTGACCCGCTCCATTGCCGCCGGCTTGTTCTTGTTGAACTCGGCCTCGGTCATCATCATCTGCCGGTTGCCCATGTAGTAGATCAGGCACAGCGACGGGTCGATCTCGTGTACCGCGTTCGGGCATTCGGCGCGCAGCCTGCCGTGGTTGCGGGCGTTGGCCTGGCTTTTTACGTCCAGCTTGCGGGCGCGTAGCAACCGGTTTACCTGGGCGACACCCACATTCACTTCCAGGCCGTTGGCGTCGGCGATGTTCATCGCCACGGCGGTCGGTTTGGTGGCTTTGCCGTTGGCGCGCACCGATACGCTTTTAAACGCCGCGATGTGGTCTAACGTTTGTTTGGATAGGCGTGTCATGCCGGTATCGCTGCGCTGCTTGCGGCCGGACTGATATCCGGCAAATAGTGCCAACCACTTCCATACCGTCTGCTTGCTGCGGCTATGCATCGCCGCAAACTCGTCCACCAGCTTGCCGCCTTGCCCGTGCGCGGCGGCGTCCAGTTTCCGCTTCAGTTCCAGCAGGCATTCCATCATCTCCGCGCTTGGTCGGTTCATCACCATCCACTCCTGCGTCCTGTTGTTCACGACTGCGCCAACCAACGGATGCGGGCGTCGCTGAACGCGCCCAGGGTGCGGTCAAAGCTCATGCCCAAGGCTTCCAGCATGTCCGCGCATTCGTTATGAATGCCGACCAGTTCGGCCGCCAACATTTCCCGCGCCCGGTTCAGTGCCGCTTCCTCGGCTTCCGACGCGGGCTCTATCTTCATCGCCTGTTCGCGGATCACATCGAGAGAACCCAAGCCATGCTTGATCTTTTTGCGGCTGTCGTCGATCTGATCCAAATAGCCGCCAAACGCCGCCGGCCAATCGATATGCGCAAACTGCGGCCGGTCCAGGCGTTGTCGCTCCAGTTCAATGTCCAGCTCAGTGATTTTCTTTTCCTTGTTCTGAATGACGCCCTCTTGCGAAGCCACCCGTTTTTTCAGCTCGGTGTTTTCGGATGCCAGCGTTTCCTTCTCGCGTTGGTGCTTGGCGGCCAGTTGCTGCATCAAGTCCAGCGCGTTGTCCAGGCTTTCGGATTCGATCGCCTGGGCGATGATTTGTCTGTCGTCGTTAGGCAGGGCTTTTAAGGCGTTGTAGTCGCGTTGGCGGAAGCCTAGCTTTTCAGCCTGTTCGTAAAGTTCTGATCCCAGTGCGTTGTAATTTCCTATGAGCTGCTGTACCCGTCGTGCAGACTTACCAAGGAAAACCTCGCAGAACTCCTCAAAAAGCGAAACGTGTTTCGTGTTTCCGTTTTCGTCCTGATATGGCAAGCCCTTGTATTGCTTGGTTTCCTTGATTTTCATAGCGGTTTCAGCAATGAATTTACCCGAAACCGTTTCGTAAAATTGTGCCGCTTCAATCCGTCCCAGTGCCTTGATCGCATCAAAGCTGCCCATGATCACCGCATCGGCGGCGGCTACGGCGTTGTTCTCGCTGCGAATCTCGGCCAGGGTGCTATTTTCCTGGGATGCGTCGGTAAATTGTTCGACTTGCGTGTCTGTTGGGGTACGTGCCATCGTTTATCCTCTGTTCAATCGGTTTTGTGATTCGGCTATCCGTTCAGCGGCGCTATTCAGCGACTTCAAAATCTGTACGGCATACTGTGCATGGCGGTGGCTTGGCCTGATACGTCCTGTCTCCGGGATGCGTTCGGCAAAGCCGGCTGTCTCCAGGGTGGCGACATAGCGTGTGATGTCGCTCGCCGAAAATCCGGTTTCCCTGGCCAACTCGGTATTGTTGAAGCCGTGGGCAAAGTTGCGCAGCAGCACATCCAGCACGGTCAATACCTTCAGGGCGCTTTTTGTATCCTGTGTCGTTCTTGTTTTTGTTGTCATGTTATTCTTCGTCAAACGGCAGTTCGGGTTGATGCGATTTTTCGACGTTCATCTTGTGCCAGGCGAGTTGCTCAAGCGCGGTTTGTATTACCGAGATGGTTTCTTCGGTGCTGATCTTGTCAGCATTGAAATCCAACAACGCGCCAACGGTATTGTTAAGGGTTTGTTGTAAAGCCAGGATGTCGCCTGACTCCAGTTTTTTTCCGCGAGGGATGTCGATTACCAGCTTGCCTCCGGATACCGCCAGCCAACGACTGACCAGATCGATGCCGCAAGCATGTTCAAACGGCTTCAGCATGCGCAGCGGTAGGTTGCAAGTTTCCACCCATTTGTAAAACGTCCACTTGTTCACCTCGCCCATTAATTCGGCGATGTTATCGACTGAGCGGTTGTGATTTTCGCGGGCATGGTCAAGGCACAGGTCGATCGACTGGCGAAGATTGCCGGGTTGTACGCGTTTCCAGTTGCGTTTAGCCATTGGAACCCCACAGAATCAGAGCTTCCAAACAAAATCCGGCTTTGCATCTGGTGAAAAATTGTTTTAAAGTGCAAAAATATTCCCGACTGATAACAGACGGGAGAAACCGATGAGCGAAAAAGATTTTGACGAACTGGCAGGCCGCATAGAAGGCTTGGCTAATTTTGTTTTGAGCGTTGCCGCGCAGCTTGAAATGAATGGACATATTGATGGGCCTCTATTTACTGATCGAATCCATCGTTATGCGGCTGAACGGACTGTGCCAGGCCAACCCGAGTGCACGGCGGCGGCTCGTCGAATGCTGCTTGGGCTGGCTGATGAGTTTGACCAAATGCGCGCAAATCGTCGTTTTCACAATAATCAATGACTTTTGAGCCAATGAGGGGCGCATCGAAGGACGCGCCCCAATCATTCTGAGCTGCCGGCGCTGGCACAGGTGCAAGCAGTGGATCGATGGTTTTCCAAAATTCTTCTGACATGGCGTCCTCGATCGGGATTATTGATGGGCGTTGAATCGATACTTGCCGCTTTTCAGCAGGCAAACCGAAGCGGTCGAAATGCCCAAATGCCGGGCGATGTCGGCGCCGGATAGCCCTTGTGCGGTCAGGTCGAGCACTTGGGCTTCGTCTTCGCGGGTAATCGGCCGGCACTCGCGGCGCGGCTTGCGCTGATGGCTTTCCAGCAGGGCGGTATAGCGTTGGGTCACGTCCAGCGCCTGGGCCAGCGCCGCGATCGACGATTGCGTGGTGGCAGACAGCACGGCCAATTGCGATTGAATGCCGCGCAGCACGTCCAGCATCTCGGGAGACGTGCCGGCGCCCTGCGGCTGGTTCAGCCCGGACCAATGCCGCCAGAGCACTTCGTCGCATTCGTTTTGATAGCGGATCAGCTTGTCGCGGAGATCGGGGCGGACTTTGTTGGCGCTGATGCTGAATAAATAGGCTGGCAATTTGCGGACTGAAATGCAGATCATGTGCTGTGTTCCGCCTGGCGAAGGTGTGTTGATATCGACACACCCTAAACGCTCGCCCAGGCCATAGTTTTTGATTTTTTGAACCTGGCTACTCCAGGATAAGCCGAGAGCTTCGGCAATAGGCCTCAAAGGGGTATACGGCAATCCTTCGTGATCGGTGAGGAACAAGGTATCTTCCTGGAAGGGGACGGGAATGAAGTTTTGCATGACGGCCTCCTAAGCGGCTTTTTGGTTGATGAACGTGGTCAGCTTTTCGGCGATCTCGCGGCCCTTGCCGTAATGACCCAGGCGCTGGCCGCGCACGACATCGGAAACGTCGCGGAAACGGAAGCCGTTTTCGGCGGCCCAAGAGGTTAAGGTGTAGCCCCGCTGACGCAGGGTGTGTTTTACGGTGTTGGGATCGAAGTTGGGGGTGGTCATTTGTAATTCCTATAACAGTTAATAAGGCGGCATCGCGGTTAAAAATATATACCACCATTTGGTGGGTGTCAACATATTGGTGTATTTATGGAAAAAACAGGTCGCGCAGAAATTGCAATACGACTAGTTGAGGAGCGGGCTAGGTTGGGATTTAGTCAGCGAGATTTTGCGGAAAAATTATCCGTAAGCAATGAAACGGTCAGGCGATATGAGATGGGGCAACGCGAAATGGGGGCTGAGTTTATTGCAAATGCAGCTACATTAGGTGTCGATGTGCAGTATGTGTTAACGGGGGTCGCTTCCAGAAACAGAGCTGAAGTAGAAGCAGCTATTCAGCCTGTCGTCTCGATTAATAGGAGCACGAATGTCATCGGTATAGTCAACGGAGGCACTGTCAATCAGATCAAAACCGATAAGCATGTA